AACTTTTCAAAGCTATCTGCGTTTGTAGTTTGTATATCGTGATATTCGTCAATCAACAAATCGGGATCACACCCGTTGTCAATCATATCTTGAAGTTCTTTCAATCTTTTATCTTTCCAATTCATTAATTATTTTTTTCCTTTGCAAACGTGTTGTTCATGTCTGGTGGCATATCCCCACTCATAATTGTATTTATCATCTTTTTTATAAAGGTGTTGTCGTGTTTCTCACCATTTTTACCATACCTACAAATGACCCTACTCCACATCATTAAGAAATAAAAAACGATAATTTGATCCATTTGTGGGTTTGGAAATAGTGTAGATATGTTTTCAAAACCCTCTTCAATATCTCTTTGAATTTGGTCTTGAACTTCGTTTGAATGTCCTTGAATTGGGTCTTCCCCTATAAATTTATCTTTCCAATTTTCTTTCATACTCCCCTATTTATCCAGCATTATCCCTATTGTCAATAGTTATTTTTAAGGTTTTAGAATGTGGCTTTTTTGTGTTAGTGTTGCCTTAAAAAAGCCATGTTACCCGAAAGAAAATTATACCAAAAATTAAAGAAAAATACCCCTAATAT